TTGTGAAAACAACGGACGAACTTCTTGAAGATGCCGTTGCTCTTGAAAGCTATATTCGTGCCATGGCCCCAGAAGCTATTATGCACAAAATCAACGAAGCTATCCTTACTGGTAATGGCATTGGCAAACCAAAAGGGATTTTGACTTCTGGTTTTAAAGTAACTGTAGCTGCCGAGTCTGGACAAGATGCCGACACAGTTGTTGCTCGTAACGTAATCAAAATGTATAGCAGAATGATTCCTCGTTCACGTGCTAACGCTGTATGGTTTATCAACCCAGAAGTTGAAGAACAACTTAAGTCTATGACTGACGACAATGGTAACTTCATCTATATTGCTCCTGGTTCACAAATGAATCAGACTCCTTATGGGACACTTCTTGGACGACCAGTCCTTCCACTACTCGGTGGTATGAAGGCCCTAGGTGACGAAGGCGACATTATGTTTGCTGACCTGAGCTACTACTACTCAATCATGAAAAGTGCTGGTATTAGAAGCGATGTTTCTACTCACCTTTACTTTGATCGTGACCAAACTGCTTATAAGTTCATCATGAGAGTTGACGGATCTTGTCCATTCAAGAGTCCAGTTGTGACTCAATATGGTAACTATGAAATGTCAGGTTTCGTTACTTTGGCCGACAGATAAATAATAGGCCCTAGGAAACTAGGGCCTTTTTAAGATGTACAATTAAAATGAACAAAACCTTTTAAGGAGAAATTATATGGAAGCGTTTTTAGCAGAAGAATATGGGATTAAGGACGGAATTGTCCCACAAGAAGTAAGTGCCTCTGCCGTCAATGGCGAGCGTATTTCTCTAGAAAACCTACACAGAGTAACTGTTTTAGTTTCTGTGGCAGCTACAGCTAGTGCAGCTTTGAGCTTAACTCTTAGACAACACAATGCTGCCTCTGCGGGTGACTCTAAAGACTTATCAGTCGATAACATGTACTACCACAAAGTAGATGCTGCTTCTTCTTTTACGAAAGTTGAGCCTGCTTCTGCCGCTGCAAGTTACGACTTGTTCGCAGTAGCAGATGTAGATAAAGCGGTTTTCGCTTTTGAAGTACTTGCAGAAGACTTAGACGTAAACAATGACTTTAGCCACTTTTCAGTAGATGTTACTGGTGACGCTACTGCTCGTCTTGTTCACGCTATTTATGTTGGTCCTGCCGACAAGCTTCCTGCTTACGAACTAGAGCTTTAGTAAGATATTTAAACACAAGAATAAGGGCCCACGTGGGCCCTTTTTTCTCATTGGAGTGAATTATGAAACTTAGATTTATAGGCGATGCCATGTATAGAGGAGAACTCAAGTACAAAGAAGGCCAAGAAGTTGAAGTAAGTAACGATAAAGGCGAAGCAGATCGATGGCTTAAAAGAAACTTAGCTGTAGATGCCAAAGAAATACCTAAGAAAGAAGTAAAGAAAGAAGTTAAGAAAGAAGTTAAGAAAGAAGATAAGAAAGAAGTTAAGAAAGAAGTTAAGAAAGATGCTAAGTCTAAGAAAGAAGCAAGTCTTGACCTTTTAGGAAAGAAAGACGAGTCTGAGTTAGAACTATAATTCATTTATGAGGATTAACTATGGCCTGGAAACTACCATTCTTTAAAAATAAGAAGTACCGCCCCAGGCAACCGCAATCCCCTAGGCGATATATTCAATTGTCAGGAGGCTCAGTAGTATCTCCTGACAGTGCCAAAGAGGTGTCTGCTTTTTACAGAGGCCTTACATATATCTCCACTCAGATTTCTAAAATACCTTGGGAGATAAAAGACGCGGATAACAAACTCGTAAACAACTCCCTTTCAAATCTTTTACAAGTCGCTCCCAACCCAGAAGTAAATGCATTTCACTTTAAAAACTGCATGGTCCAATGGGCCATTATTTTTGGAAATAGCTACGCAGAAATTGTAAGAGACTTGCGTGGAATGCCAACTCAACTTTGGCTTATGGATCCAAGAGACGTACAGCCCTGGAGAGACCCAGACGGAAACCTAATCTATAGAATTATAGGCGGCTCTGCTGCATATCCGGGACAAGATGCGTACCTAGCAAAAGAAGATGTGTTTCACTTAAAGAACTTCATTACAAGCGACAACGGAGTTATGGGCCAGGGAGTAGTTAGTTACGCTACGACCACATTAGGGATTAGTCTAGGGGCAGATCAATTTGCCAATGGGCTATTCTCCAATGGCGGTATGCCAAGTGGCGTTATAGAAGTGGGTGGAAGTTTAAGCGATGAAGCCTTTAAAAGAATTAAAGAGTCTTGGCAAGAAGCTCACGGCGGGAGAAAGGCCGGAGGGACGGCAGTGCTTGAAGAGGGCGCAAAGTTTGAGCCTGTGTCACTTGCCCCAGATGTTTTACAATTCCTAGAAACCAGAAAGTTTTCTGTGTTTGAAATAGCCCGATTCCTTGGCGTGCCTCCGACAAAACTATTTGATGGAGACTCTGCCACTTACAACAATATTGAACATGCCAACTTAGAAGTGGCCACAGATACCTTAGATGCTTGGGCCAGAAACCTAGAGTGCGAAGCAGATGTGAAACTTCTAAATAATAGAAGAGGCGGTAGAAAAACTGAGTTCGACATGTACGCTGTATTTAGAGGCGACATGGAAACTCGCTCTCAATACTTTAATCGTATGATGCAGAACGCCGCTATGACTCCAAATGAAATCAGACAAAAAGAGGGCATGAGCCCCTACGAAGGTGGAGAAAGATTCTTCATTGCCACAAACAACTTCTCCCCTGCCGACAGGATAGACGAAATTGTGGACTCTCAAATAAATAAAGTTAAAGAGAGTACAGCGCAAGACGATCTAAACGAGGAAGAAGAGAAAGAGTTGCGGGCAGTTGTAAAAGATTTCTTGCTGAGTAAAAGTAAGTAGAGTGTAACTAGAGACTAAAATCGCCCTTGAGCGCATTAGGTGAATAGTGAAGAATGAAGTCTTAATGGCCCTCGCCCTTAGATTGGCGGAGGATGCTGTACATGAACATGTTTCCCGGATTGAGCCCATACGCGGCCCAAGAGGATTTAGAGGGAGAGATGGACAAGACGGAAATGACTTTCATCTAAAAGACCACAAACAAGAAATACAGAATTTTGTTGAGGAAGTTTTTCCTAAGTACCCGGCATTGTCTCCAGAAGATAAAGCCGAGCTTAAAGGCGAACGTGGACCTAAAGGTGTTCCAGGTGCGAGTGGGGTAGACGGAAGAGATTTTAACTTAGAAGAGAATTTATCTTTAGTTAAGTCCGAAATATTAAATTTAATTAACAAGAAAAAAGAAGAACTAAAACTTAAGTTTAGCGACCTAGACGACGAGGAAGTTGCCCTACTCAAAGGAGATAAGGGCGCAAGAGGACAGCGAGGTAAGTCCGGAGAGTCTTTCAGTTTTGAGGACCACTCGCAAGACATAAAGTGTATTATATCCGATGTCATTAACTCCCTAAGAGAAGACCTCAGACTAAAGTTCGAGGACTTAAATGAAGAACAAAAAGTAGAGCTCAAAGGTGATAGAGGTGACAAAGGGCGTCCAGGTAAAGACGGTCGTGACTTTGATTTTAAAGAGTCTAGAAATAAAATCGAAAAACTCGTTTTGGATAATAAAGAGTCTTTACGACTAAAGTTCGAGAACTTAAATGAAGAAGAAAGAGAAGAGCTTAAACTCAAGTTTGAAGATTTATCTTCAAGAGACTTAGAGAATATCCGTGGGGCCAGGGGCCCTAGAGGGCAGAAAGGTAAAACTGGAGAGCCTGGGGAAAAAGGTCAAATAGGTCCAAGGGGTATCCCTGGAATGCCTGGCCTACAGGGCATCATGGGCCCGCAGGGGTTTGAAGGTCTTCAAGGGGAAGACGGAAGAGACGGAGAAGACGGAGAAGATGCTCCTCAAATATCTGAAATAATTGTAAGAAAAGACATAAACCACGAGAGATACTATTTCGTATTTGTTATGAGCGACGGGGAGAGAATAAGGTCTAACACCTTTTCTATGCCCGAGGCCCAGGCCAGTGGTGGCGGCTCTATTGTAAGTAGGAGCTTGATTCAACTACTCCAAGATGGGGCCCTAGTAGCTTCTTCCAATAAAGTCAATTTTACTGGAGACGGAGTTACTGTTACTGAGGGCGTTGAAGGGCAAGTCGATGTAGACATAGCGGCCGGAGGAGGCTCTACTCTTCTTGTCAACACAGTGGATACATCGGAGTTAGAGTTTACAGGCGACGGCGTAGTTATCACCGACGACGGGCTAGGGACAACTACTGTAGACATCCCCGCTAGTCAAGCAGATATTCAGATTTGCGATGAAGGCGAGTTAATAGCGAGCTCTGTACAGAAAATAGACTTTGTTGGAGACAACATAACTGCCTTCCCAGTTGTCCCTATGTCAGAGTGGGACGCACTTTCAGATGTAGAGCCAAGTCTTTCAGAGTACGATAAAAACAACACTGCAAGTCAAATAGAAGTGAGAGTAGATGTTCCTGACGCGAGTTTGCTCAAGGATGTAGATTGCGAGGCCAGTGTATATGTAGGTTCTTTTGTCTATGTAGACAGCGGCTCACTTGCTAGGAATGCTTTAGCAGATACTTATAATACATCTAACGTCGTGGGATTAGTAGAGGCCAAGAGTTCATCTACTAAATGCGATATTAGATTTAATGGTCTGTCAGGGCCTATATATTCGGGGCTTAATCCGGCAGAGGATTACTACTTAAGTGACACTACTCCAGGGGAAATATCCAGCACTGTGTCCACTACGTCAGGACACATAAAAATAAGAGTTGGACAGTCTTTCGGACAAGATAAATTCTTATTTGTCAAAGGCGAAAGGGTGGTGAGGCTATGACTATAAGAAATTTTGAATATACAGATGTAGACGGAATTAAAAAAGAGGCGAGCGCATACACAACTGGCTCTTTTGTTACTACTTCTACTCCTGACTCTCCAGCTATTACAGGTTCAAATGGGAAGTTTGACGCTTCTTTAATTCCTTCACAAGTAGCTGCCAAAGCGGCCAGTCTCATTATAGACAGAGTGGCCTCGGAGCAAATATTTGCAGGGGATTTAGTTTATTCTACAGGCACAAATGAAATTGGCATGGCCGACAACTCAATAGACCTTGACGAAGCAAAGGTTATGGGCCTGGCCCTTAATGCTGCACTACAGACTGAGACAGTAGAGGTTCTTATTTTAGGAGTAGCAAACTCTATAGACTACTCAGTTTTTACAGCGAATGATATTTTATTTCTTGACGAACTGGGCGGGATTACTAATGTAAGACCCACAGTCCCGGATGCAAAATATTTAGTTCAAGCAGGTAAGTCCCTTGGAGGGAATGAAATACTGGTAGAAATAAAACTACCGACAGTTTTAGGAGGGTAATATGGCCACGACAAAAAAGAGAACAAGACCAACTGAGAAGAAAACAAAAAAGAAAACAGGAAAAGAATCGGCCAAGGTCGAGAAAGTTAATACTCATCTAAGTGCAGATCACTTAAGAGTTATAGAAATAACTGACAGAGACATTAGAATAAGTAAGTTGGAAATGGGGAATGAAGAGCAAGCATTGAACAATATGGTGTTGTCACTCAGGCTACTGGAGTCTAAAATAGAGAAGCAGCGAGAAGTTGTGGCCTCTAGAGCGCAAAGGTACGAAGATGCCAAGAAGCGTTATACTGTCTTGAAGAAAGAAATATGGCCACAGTATGGATTTGGGGAGAATGAAGGTTTAGGGTTCAATCCCGACACTGGAGAAATTGTAAAACAATAAACTATAATCCACAGGAGGGATTAAAATGGCAGATATTAAAGTAATTTATGTGAATGCAGACAGCCTATATGAGGAACACTCAGAGGCCAATGATAGTATTAAAATGCAATCATTGAAAACTGCCAACTTCGAACTTACAGACACTAAGCTTGGGAATCTAGTTGACGGTGCCGACGCTAATGACGAGCATATTCACGATGCCAGATACTATAGAGAGGACGAACATGTCTCTACTTCAACTGGAGTTAGTGAGGCCAACCTTCCTGTTATACTTGATGCTGGAGGAAAACTAGACGAGTCTTTAATCGACCCTGCCGCCCTAGCTGGCACTCTTGACCACGGACTTCTAACTGGCCTTGGCGATGACGACCATACTCAATACCTATTAGTAGACGGAACTAGAGATGCGACAGGACTCCTAAGCTATAGTTCTGCCCTTGCTATTAGTGCCGACACAAATCTTGTCCATAAGAAATATGTTGATGACCTTTTCTCTGGTCAAGAATGGCAAGACTCAGTTATAGACAGAGCAATTACTCCTCCAGGCTCTCCGAGTACAGGAGACAGATACTTAATTGACGCTTCTCTTGGGACCGCTACTGGTGCCTGGGTAGGACAAGAAGACTCTATTGCAGAATGGGACGGAAGTGCCTGGGTTTTCACTGCCCCTACTACTGGTGCATTTGTCTCTGCCAATGATGAAAGTGACAGACTTTTTCTCTATGACGGTACCAACTGGGTAGCAAAACTTTTTGAGTCTACAACTGCATCTACTGGCCTTGAGAAAGTAGGACTTGATATTCGAGTCGCTTCTTCAATTGCTGGCGACGGGCTTGCTTTTACAGCGGGTGTTCTTAGTTCAAACGTAGACGACACTACTATTGAGATCGACACAGATATTCTCAGAGTTAAAGCAGACGGGATTAATGACACACACATAGACTTTGGAACGGGAACTAATCAAGTATCAGGCGAGGACATTCCTCTTCTAGACTCTGGAGCATTCTTTGCGACAGATAATGTAGAAGCTGCTCTTCAACAACTTGCAGGAAGTATTGAAAATGCTGGCACTGACTACACTGTGGGCACAGGCGGGGTAACTGCCGGAGACTTAGTTTATGTCTCATCTAACGACACGGTTCTACCATTTTCTACTTTGTCTAATCCTGACTATTGCGTAGGGATTGCTCTTAGCACTGAGACAGCATCTTCTACAGTCAAGGTACTATCGAATGATACTGTAGTTACTGGAGTGATAACAGGAGCTACTCCTGGGGCCAAATATTTCTGGGACGGAAGTGCGATTGTTGCTACTGCCCCTACTGGCTCTGGTAGTACAGTCTGGCAAGTAGGCGTGGCCAAAAACGCTACTGACCTTCACGTAGAAGTCAGACAGATCAAACGTAACGCGTAACCTGATTAAGGGGCGGCCTATGCCGCCCCTTTATAAAGGAACTTAATGGCAGATATTAAAATACTCTTTGTAAATGACGACAATCTATATGAGGGTCACTCAGAGAGTGAAGACAGTATTAAACTGCTTTCTTTAAAAACTGCTAACTTCGAACTTACAGATGAAAAGCTCGGGAATTTAGTAGACGGTGCCGAGGCAGACGATGAGCATATTCATGATGCCAGGTACTACAGAGAGAACGAACACATATCTATTTCAACTGGAGTTAGTGAAGCCGGACTCCCTATCGTGCTTGATGCCGGGGGAAAACTAGATGGCTCTTTTTTAGATATTGAAGCAGACCTCATAAGCTTCCTCCAAGCACCCTCCCAAAATACGGCAGAGGGAGACAATCTCCAGGAGTTAATAGATAGATTGTGTCCTGCATCTGCCACTCAAAAAGTAGACTACAATGCAGACGGCACAGTAGATAAAGTAACTGTCTATAAGAACAGTACGCAGATTGCTGCCAATAGAAGACTTCTCCACACATTTACTTATGACGCTCAGCTAAGAGTGACGACCGAGGTAGTAGATATTTTTACTTTTGACGACGGCACTAGCATAGCTAAAACAACAACTTTCACATATAGTTACAATACGGATGGAACACTAGATACTTCAACTCAGGCGACCGTATGATTAACAGCGTTTTCAAATTTGTACAAGGTATTGTAAATCTACGTGGTGCTACGGATGATACACGCATAGGGAATGTAGAGGACAGATTAAAGACAGAGTCTAAGCTAACGTCAGGAGTTAGTAATCCTTTATTTGATGGGTATGACAGGCAAAGAGTTTCACAGCCGGAAGTAATTTATGATGCCAGATTTATATATGACTTAAGACCTCTACTGACTACTAGCTTCACGACCTCTGGTGGTACGATAACTCGGGACGCTAACGCCTCTTCTGCTCAGATGAATGTCACAACTACAAATGGGTCGAGGTCAACTTATCAGTCAAAAGAATATATCCACTACATACCTGGGCAGACATTTGAGTCTTACATAACGGGAAGATTCAGTGCTAACTCTGCTAACAGAAAGCAAAGACTCGGCTCTTTTGATAATTCAAACGGGGTGTTTTTCGAATATGAGGATGGAGATATATATACAGTAAGAAGGACATCGACTTCTGGGTCAGTAGTTGATAGTAGGACTATAAGCTCAAGCTGGAACATTGACAAAATGGACGGCACAGGCCCTAGTGGATTAACTCTAGACCCAGATAGCCAACAAAACTATTTTATTAGATACCAATGGAACGGATCTGGACCTATTATTTGGGGCCTAAGAATTAACGGCATTGTGATTTATGTACATAAAGAACAATTTTCAAACACAGAGCAAACTCCTTGGGCCTCAACGGGAGACTTCCCTGTCAGGTCAGAAGTTATAAACACTGCAACAGCGGCCAACAGTGCCACATTGAACATACAATGTTTTTCTGTATTGTCTAATGGCGCAGTGTTTAAGGCCATACAAAGTCACGCTATTGGAAGAAGTAACGACGCGGCCATAAACAACAGTGTTTTCAGGCCATTGATTTCTATAAGGTTGAAGGCGGCCTACAATAGAGGACAGATACTATTGCTAGAGCCTCATGTGTTTGCTGACGGCACAGACAACTTAGAATGCCAAGTGGTCCTAAACGGAACGCTTACAGGAGCAAGCTGGGTGGACGTTCCAGGAAACTCCATTGCTCAATACTCCCAAACTGCAACTGCTATTTCTGGAGGGGATGTGCTTTTTAATTTTTACGTCAGGGGCAACTCTTCAAGCGACACTTCTAAAGTTGAGGACTTATTGAAATTAGTTAGTGACTACGCAGGAGTATCCGACACGCTTACCTTAACTGCCAAGTCTTTAGACAACAATGCAGATGTCAGAGGCTCTCTAGTTTTCGACGAGGTATTTTAATGTTTAATTTAAACTATAGTGAATTTACAAGCTTAATAGATAACGGGACAATAACATACAGGCACCTAGAGTTTGAGAACAAATACGTTTTGATGGGATATGACGACTCCTTTGAATGTACGTGTAAATTATTTAAGCCTTCTAGTGATGCTACTGACTATGAGGAAAAGTACAAAGAAAAAGGACTTAGTAAATTAAACACTAAGTCCGACATTCAAAAAGCTTTGCCTGTGATTATATTGAAATCAGAGGATGACTCTTTTGCTAGGGCCACTCACGACTTCTGTGATCGCACAACTTGGTACACAGAGTCAGTTAGAGTGGAAGGAGAAGTACCGACACTAGACACTGGGCTTACTTATTCTCTAGCAAACCCAAATGTAATTGACGTAGTAAATAAGAAAGTAAACAGGCAAGACACGCTGCCTCAATACAGGATTGTCGTCTATGACGATGGCGTTGAAATAAGCGCATACACAGTCAATCACGCAGAGGGTAAGATAACACTAGATGGCACTCCTAGCGGAGCTTTAACTGTAGACTATAGTTATGAGAACGGGTCAGAGTGGATTATTCAACCCCTGAGCGGGAAGGTTTTAATTATCGAACACTCTGAAATACAGTTTGCTACAGATGTAAGTATGACTTCCCCGTTGAGGTTTGAGATATGGGTATATAACCCGCTATTTAATCCTACAAATACCATATTGCCAGAAGACCCGACGTATAATCCAATGGCCGATGCACCTAGAAACCAGCTTAGGTTCCAGTTTCAAAATGTACAATACAATGGAATGAAGGACTTAGTGAATGAGGCAAACTTAGGTACGGGTACTATTCCAGCGATAGACGACCTACCTGAGTGTGTTGTATTTCCATTTAACTATGCATCTATTAAGGCCCTGAAAAGTTCACAAGGCGCGCAGATTAGAGTTACTTCTGTAGGAGATGCAGAAATCTCAGGCTCTTTTGGGACGGCCACTTTCTACTGTTTAACTAAAGACGAGGAGTAAGGACTATGACCAGAGCAGCTATATTTATAATTGTCACAATACTGGCCATTGCTATTTTTGACACATACTTGATTTTAGACGAAGGAACTAACGCATCTATTTCAAATCAACTTATAGAGTGGAGCTACGACTACCCAGCTTTTACTTTTATAATGGGATTTGTAATGGGTCATTTGTTTTGGGTTATAAGTAATAGAAAAAGAGATAAATAGGAGAATTGCATGCCTTTAGTATCTTTGGCCGATATGAAAACACACCTAGGAATTACCACAGCGGACTATGACGCATTCCTAACTGACCAGTTGGAAGTTATTTCCAGCACAGTCGAAAATTATTGTGGGCGTAAGTTTGAGCGGGCAAGCTATGTGCAGACATTTTACTGGGATGATTTCAGAGTACCTCAAAAGTATCTCTATATGTTTCATTACCCTATTATATCCCTAGACTCTGCCACCATAGGTACAGAAGATATTTTGGCGCAACTACGTTTCCATAAACCTTCTGGGAAGGTCACAAGAAATAACAGACAGCTATTTTCTTTTTATAGTGAAGAAGAAATAGTCTTTGAGTACGACGCGGGGTTTGACGAAATACCCCCTATCATTACCTCCGTTGTAAAGAACTTAGTTGAGGAGAGATATAATAAAAAGATTTCCGGCGTAGATTTAAACTTTGGCCGAGACGTACAGCAAATATCAATTCCAGGTACAATTAACGTGTCCTTTGACTACACCCTCCAGGCCAACGATAGGTCTAGAAGGTTTGGGCTTATCTTGGGAGACTATGGGAACGTGCTTGAC